ACGTATAATACGAACGAGACGGTGAAAGTCTACGGGATGGATTTTCAAGAGTTCAAGCTGCCTATGGGCAGGCTCTTGATGAAGAGCCATCCGCTGCTCTCGCGGCATCCGTTGTATCGTCTCAGTGGGTTCTGCATCGACTTCGACGCGCTGAAGTATGTGTATATGAAAGATCGCGATACGAAGACGATGGACGATGTTCAGCAGAAGGATGAAGACGTGCGGCGCGGATTCATCCAAACGGAGTGCTCCATCATGGTCGACTACGGCGGCCTCACGATGGGGTACCTCGGAAATATCGTCGGGCCGTGAGCCGGGTAACTAGGAAAAGGAGCCACGAACATGGCACGAACGACAGGCGAAGACAATGCCCTCTACGCTCCGAAAATTCGGAGCACGTTGCAGCATGGCTGCTTGAAGATGGCGGTGGCGGGAGCAACGCTTCTGCTCGACGATGATATGCCGCCGGTTATCGCTCTCGACCCCGCGCAGGCACTTACCGTGACGCTGCCTGCGCCGAGGCAAGGACTGCTCTACTATCTCCTCCACACGTCAACCGGGAACTTCGATATCACGGTATCGAGCCCGGTGAACCGTGCGGGAGCAGCCGGCGCCACGACGATGGGAGTGATTTCGCAAAACCAAATCGGGATTGCGATTTCAGACGGAGTGACGTGGTTTGTGGGAATGATGCCGCAAACGTAACGTCGGGTAAATGGGGCGGGGGAGCGATTATCCCCTGCCCTATTTTCAAAGGCTCCACAAATGCTCCGAGATGTAGCCGTAACACGTATTGGCGATGGATTGGGTTTCCGTCGCGACCTCGACGCGACCATCGTGCAGAGGTTGCAAGAGGCGCAAAGGAATTTAGAGCAAGGAAAGTCGCTTCCTTGGTTTTTGATTCGAGAGGATCATACGATTAATCTCGGAGCGGGAAATCCGAGCGTAGCGCTCCCCGCAGATTTTCTTCGCGAAGTCGACTATGAAACGATGCGGTGGACGGAGAGTCTCGGGCCGCGCGTTAATTTCGTCAAACGCCGCATTTTTGATGACGCCTTAATGTCGTATGCGATGGCAGGGGCGACCGGGCCGCAAGTTTACGCTCTGCGGGAGACGAGTTTGTATTTCCTCCCGATACCTGACAAAAATTACACCCTTACATGGAGCTATTACCATAAAGGTGTGACGTTGGAGCAAAATGTGGAAAATGAATGGCTCGCGCACGCGCCGGAGCTTCTTATCGGCTTCGCCGGGGCGCGGATTGCGAGAGATTTGCGCGATGAGCAGGCGGCGGAGCTTTTCACGGCGATGTATAATGAGGCCCGCACCGCGTTTGTTGCCGAGATGGCAATAAGAGAAACGGCGCGTGAGGGATCAGCGATGGGAGGGCCGCGGTAATGGGCCTCGAGAGTGGTACATATATCAGTGATCTTGTTCCGACGAATCCCCTCGGAACGGATTTACGCCGCCAAGGGGCGAATCATCTTCGTCTTATAAAGACGGTGCTTCAAAATACGTTTCCCGGCCTCGCTCGTGCCGTTCGCTTTGATCGGATGGAGAGTAAGAGTAGCGCGTATTCGGTTGTTGCGAATGATGATTATGCGACGATATTGTGTGATCCAACGGGGGGCGCGTTTAACCTCACATTGCCGGCGACAGGAGGATTGTTCGCGGGCTGGCGTGTGAAGGTCATGAAGGCAGTGGATCATGCGAATCCGATTTTCGTTCTTCCCGCCTCGGGCACGATTAATGGATTTGCAAAGGTGCGAGTCGACGTGCCGTTTATGCTCTTTGAGTTCCTTTGGACCGGGTCGATATGGATTCGGGTGAGGGGTCAAGGAGAGCTACGGGCGGGCAGTCTCGAAGATTTCTATGGCGGGACGATACCGACGGGGTACGCGCTGGCGTATGGACAAGCGATCTCGCGGGCGGATTATCCAGAGCTATTTGCGGCATGGGGTACGACGCACGGTGTAGGCGACGGAAGCACGACCTTCAATGTGCCGGATATGCGAGGCCGGGCCGCGTTTGGTCGGGATAATATGAGCGGTTCCTCGGCGGATCGCATTACGAATGCCGAGTCGGGAATACTTGGCAACATTGTGGGGTCGGTGGGAGGTGTGCAGTCAATTGCCCTCACGCAAGCGAAGCTGCCGAATATTCAACTTACGGCCGCCGCAGCGGGGGCGCACAGACATTTCAGCCTCCACAACGTCACGGACATTTTCGTCAACACCGTTGACCTTTCAACCTCCAATTCACCGATTGTCAGCACGAGTAATATGGCGGGCACTCTGGATTATCTCCTCCGAGGGAAAAGTGGGTCGAACGAGCCTACGGTTGGGCGTACCTCGGAGCAAGCCGCGCATACGCATGACGTGTCGCTCGGCGGTAATAACGAGACACATAACAACATGCCTCCGGCGATGATCGTCGAGAAGATGTTCCGGCTTTGCTGAGAGGAGATAAAAGTGAGGTCGAATTTAGAAAACAATCTGGCGTATGGATTGAAGCAGTGGGGCGGCCAGTGGGCAGGCGTCTACGCAACACTCGACGGGGCGTACACGATAACGCCGGATAGGGCGAATGTATTCTTCTTCGATCCGGATGGGTCGAATAAAATGGTGGTGTTGCCGGAGTGGGCGAATGGCCGCTATTTGATTATTGCGAATACAGGTGTGGGGGGCAATCTTGATATTCACGATCACCTCGGCGCACTTATTGTCACGATTGAGCCCACGTTTACGATACTTTTGATCTCTGCGTTATCCTCATGGCAGACGATTGGACGCCCTGGAACGGATAGTGATGTTCCAGAGTTTGGAGCGAGCCGCACGCTAACGGGCGCGACGGAAACGATTACGAGTAATGAGCGCACGGTGCTTGTTAATCGTGAGGCGAATATGACGATCAATTTGCCATCAGTGGCGTCGAGAAATGGCCGCCTTTTGCGTTTGATCGACATATCCGTTCCGAGCCCCGATCATACAATAACATTGGTGCCGAATGGGGGAGATACGATACTTGGAGGAAATCCAAACTTGGGCCTTTATCATAATGGCTCTGATGCGCCAGTTGTAGAGTTGTGGCCCGTCGCGGGCCGTTGGGCTGTGAAGTAAGGAGCAAGCGATGTATGTGGTTGAGGTGAAAGTTGGAGCGATTCGGGCGGGGGAAACTCCAAGGTTTCGTCTAGTACTCGAGGATCGTCGCGGCACGGGGTGGAATAGGAAAGAGGTTATCGACGGGGTGGCGTTGGGGGAGATGAGGAAATTTCTCCTAAACGATGACGAACGGGTTGTCGTGGAGTTGATTGAGGGGGAAAGGATTATATTCGATGCGGCGCAGAATGCGGCCGTGCCGGTTGCGAATGTGGAGGTAGGGGCGAGTGGGGAAGGCGAAACGGCGCCTCCTGTGAGTAAGCCAGTGGAAAAGAATGATGGATCGCGAGAAGTTCTTCGCAAAACTACGAAATAGCAGTCTGTTCCCCACAGGACTATCTAGTCCGCAGGTGATGGGAATTGAGGCTATTTTAGACTCTTGTGTGCGGCAGCGAGTAAGCTCCGGGCATCACGTTGCGCATATTCTTGCTAATGTGTATCATGAGTCGGGCAGATATATGCTTGGGATTAAAGAGACGGTAATGCAGTCGCATTCGGATAAGAATCCGCCGGATGAGGTTGTGAAGAATCGTCTCGATATCGCGTGGGCGGGAAATAAGTTGCCGTGGGTAAAGGTGCCGTATTGGCGCGAGGGATGGTTTGGGCGAGGGCCTATCCAGATTACGCATAAGGCGAATTATGAAAAGATGGGAAAGAGGCTTGGGGTTGATTTAGTGCGAAAGCCGCATCTGGCGCTCGATCCTCGCATCGGAGCCGATATTGCCGTAGTCGGAATGATGGAGGGGTTGTTTACTGGAAAGAAGTTGGCACAGTATTCTTTCCCCTCGGCGTTGGATGCGGCTCCGGCAGATCATCCCCGGAGAATTGTTAATGGTCAAGATGGCACGGATGCAAAGATTGCGAAGTATCATCGAGTTTTCTTCGAGGCGATAGAAGCCGCCGGTGGGTGGATCCTTGATCGCCGCAAGCCACCGTTAAAGGAGATCGTAACAACGACGGTGGGAACAGGCGGCTCGATTGCGGTGGCGAAGGAACAGGGGATGGGTTGGACGGAGGCGTTTGGTATCGCCTTCGCGGTGGCGGTTATCATAATCGTCGGATTTATCATCTACTCAAAGGTGCGCAAATGACACGAATTATGATCGCGGGTGCTCTTATCGCGGCCATTATTGTGCTGTATGTTGTGGTGATCAGGCCAAGGGGTGCGCACATCCTTGCGACGTATAAAGAGGCGGGTGGGGGTTGGAGCGGGGTCAAGGCAGTCTTTTGGGGCTACTTGACCCCGCTCTCCGGTCTTGGGGCTGCGATAGTTTATGCCGCACCGGAACTGCTTGCCGCGCTCCATTTGGTGGATTATAGTAAGTTCCCCGAGCCGTGGGGTCTTTATGTGGGAACGGGGATGGCATTTTTGCTCCCCGTCCTAAAGGCGTTTGCCGCAACTCCGACCGGTGTGCCGCCGAAGGGAGAATGAAATGTTGAGTTTCCTCGCATCGCTTGGAATCGGCACGATAGCGCAGCGACTCGCTTCGGCGTATGAGGCGAAGCAGAAAGCTGTGACGGATACGCAGCGGATTGCGGCGGAGGAAAGGATTAAGACGCTAGAAGCACGGCGTGCCGTGTTGGTGGCCGAGGGGAGTTTTTCGAGAATAAATGCGGTGGTAAGGGCGGGATATGCCGTTGCACCGCTTTGCTATGTGTGGAAGTATTATATCTGGGACAAGGTTATCGGCGCCTTCGCAGGTTGTGCAAATTTACCGAAAGGAGAGGTTCCAGAGTATTGTCGTCAATTCGCAACCGATGGGCTTTCACCAGAAATGGCCGCCGTATTAACGGCATCGATTGGGTTTTTCTTTCTCTATGAGGGAGCTGGCGTAATTAAAAGACATGTTAGCCGGGGCTGAGGTGAGTGGTGAAAGACTGGGAAAATTTCTCCGGCGAGCCACTTACGCCGGAGGAGAATAAAAAGGCGCGAAAGATTATTCAAGATCAGGAAAGGATGACCTGGTTGTGGGCTACGTTGCGAGTATGGTCGGCATATCTGGCAGGCGCGCTTGCAGCTATTTACGCTGCATGGGACCATATTCTTACAGTTACGAAGGCTTTGTTGGGTATGGGAAAGTGATCATGCGGAGGCATTTGCTTATCGCCCTTACAACAGCGGTTATTGCTATCCTCGGCACTCTTTTTGTTGTGATAGATCGTGAAGCGCCTTTGACGATTGAAGAGGTGCAAATTTCGCCGAGGATTGTAACGTCGGGTGGTATGTTGACGGTGGAGAAAAGGGTGAAGTGGGAGCGGAGGTGTGTGGGTGAAGTGTTCCGCACGCTTGTCGGGTCGGATAGTATTGTGAGGCATTATAAGAGGGAATGGTTCGGGCCGCCTTGGACATTGGGCTCGGCGCAATCGGTACATGAGCTTCAGGTGCCGAAAGGTTTGCCATCGGGTATCGCAAGATATCGCGCCATGTTCGTCTTTAGACAGTGCGGACTGACGTCGTGGTGGTGGCCCCTAGATATTATTGGAGAAGAAGCCATGTTGACCATCGTGGGAAGTGATTAAAATGGCCGAGCTTGACATCAACGATCTCGCAACGATTGGAGTCGTGAAGGATCAGCCAGCGTATATGCTGCCGCCGGAGGCGTGGAGCCTTGTGCGGAATGCGAGATATGTGAATGGGGGTGTGGAGAATATTCAGGGGTGGAGTCAGGTGTTCGGCACGCCGCCGGTCGCGCCGCACCATTTGCTCGCCTATCATGGGCTTACGGAGAATTATTGGATATACGCTTCGTTGGCGAAGATTTATCAATTTAACGGCTCGACGCATACGGACATAACTCGCGCCAGCGGCGGCGATTATAATGCGAGTAGCGCAGAAGATTGGAATAGCACAATCCTCAGCGGCGTGCCGATTTTTAATAATGGGGTAGATATTCCGCAGTATTGGCCTGATGTTGCGGGGAATATGGCGAATTTATTAAATTGGCCCTCCACGATGCGAGCGCGTGTTATTCGCTCCTTCGGCCCCTATTTGGTTGCTATTTATATCACAGATGATGGAGATGTGTTTCCGCACCTAGTCCAGTGGTCGCATCCGGCTGATCCTGGAAGCGTGCCGGTTTCGTGGGCTTTTGACGATCCTGCTTTTGATGGAGGCCGTACGGATTTGCCTGATGTGTCGTCCGGGCCGCTTGTGGATTTGCTTCCTCTGCAAAACACGATGTTTTTGTATAAAGAGGGCTCTACATGGAGAATGGATAGGATTGGCGGCCGGCTCGTGATGAGTTTTAGAGAATTCTTGGTAACAACCGGGTTGCTCGCGCCGCGCTGCGTAGCAATTGTCGATGGATTGCGTCATGTGGTCGTGACGCAGGATGATATTATTGTGCATAATGGAAACTCGGCGGAATCCATTCTTGATAAAAGAATGCGAAGGTATTTATTCAATGACATGGATACACTTAATTATCGTCGTTCGTTTATCTTCACTAATTCGAGGAATGGTGAAGTTTGGTTCTGCTATCCAGAGCAAGGTTCACAGCAGCCTAATAAGGCTCTCGTGTGGAATTATCGCGAGGGTCGTATGGGGGCTATTTCCGAGATAACGGGTATAACGTTTAGACATGCCGCGGAGGGCGATCTTGAGGGTGATCCGAGTGGGACGTGGGATGATGAAACTACGGGGTCGTGGGCTGAGGCGACGGATGGCTGGACCTCATTTGACAGACGCAGAATACTCCTTGCTGGTACTGCCGCGACGAAGATATATAACTTGGACTCAGGACTTACACAAGATGGGGCTCTGGCGCCCTCGCTTTTGCAGCGAGAGGGATTAGCACTCATTGGGAGGAAGCGGAGCGGCGAATGGATTGTAGATCATCAGAATTTGAAATTCATTGATAGACTTTGGCCGAAGATGCAGGGCGGGCCGGTCGCGTTTCGTATCGGAGTGCAGCAGGTTGTAAACGGGCCAGTCGATTGGACTTCGCAGGTTAATTTCGATCCGGCGACGCAGACGTTTCTTGGAGTTACGAAATCCGGGCGCGCCGTGGCGCTTGAGATTTCAACCGATGGAAGCGTGCAGTGGCGCCTTGATGGATATAAGATAAATGTTACAAGGTTGGGGCAGCACTGATGGCTGAATATGTACCCGAGCCGTCTCCTCCCGTCAACAGTGTGGATGAGTTAAGGAGTTATCTTGAACGTGAGTTGATGCAAATATCGAGGGCGTTTCGTGAGACTACGACACTTGAACTTAGGCCAGTTTACAACGAACCGGCACGGCGGGTTGAGGGGATGATAGTATTTGCCGATGGGACGGAATGGGACCCCGGAGGCGGACAGGGCGTCTACGTATATGCGGGGGGCGTATGGGTGAAGTTATGAGCGAGTGGCAGGCGGAACTTCTAACAGATGAAAAGTTGGAAATCTACTGGCCTTTCATCCAGCAGGAGCTTCAGCGTGTGCCGCATATTTGGTCGCGCCGCTGGACGATCGAGTGGTTCTGGCAGGCGGCGAATAGTGGGTTTATGCAGGTTTGGGGGCTCGGCCCGCAGAATGCGATTCATGTTGTGGCGTTTACGCAGATCGCGGTTTATCCGGCGGCGAGGGCGATTAGTATAACTCTGCTTTTCGGTCACGGGGTGGATAAGGCGATACCACTTCTGTCTGCCACCCTGCAGCAATTTGCCCGGTCGCAAGAGTGTGAATTTATCGAATGTGTCGGACGTGCCGGGTGGACGAAAAAGTTGCCAAGTGTGGGGGCGAAAGTGTGTGGAATGGCCTTCGAGCAACAGGTTGAAAGCGCGAGGATGCATTGAGATGGGTGGGCCGAAAGAGACTACACAAAAGACAACGTATGAGTTGAGTCCGGAGCAGCGAGAATTGATGAATCTCGCTATGCCGAATATCCGACAATTCGCTGCGATGACTCCGCAGAGGTATGGTGGAACGCAAGTTGTTGGGTTTAATCCCGCGCAGCGAGATGCGCAGAATATGGCGCTCGGCGCGGCGGGAACGCAGAATCAGCTTGCGGGAAATGCCGCTGGCGCCCTCCAACAGTTTTTCACTCCGGAGTTCTGGAACCCGGAAAACAATACAATGCTCCAAGGAGCGATCAATGCAGCAACTCGCCCGATCATGCAGTCGTTTCGGGAGGAGACGCTTCCGGGCTTGAGAGGTGAGGCGGTAAGTACAGGGAACTTTGGCTCCTCGCGACAGGGGATTGCGGAGGGCGTGGCTGGCGGGCGCGCCGCGCAGGCTGTTGGAGATACCGCCGCGAAACTCGCACAGAGTACATACGATACGAATACGAGAGCGGTGTTGCAGGCGGCGGGATTGCTTCCCACGGTGCAAGATGCGCAGCTGGCGGGGGCGAGAACTACCGGTGCCGTCGGTGATGTGAGGCAAGCCTTGCAGCAAGCACGTCGGAATGAAGATGTGCAGAACTTTATGTTCGATCAGTATGCGCCGTTTATGCAGAGTCAGGAGATTATGCGACTCCTCGCCGGACTGCCTGGGGGCACGAATGTCACCACCGGCACGGGGCCGACGACAGGGCCAACACAACTTCTCGGTGGCGGACTCGCGGGAATGCAACTTGGCACGGCGCTTGGTGGTCCGGTCGGTGGTGGACTCGGCGCGCTCGGTGGGGCGCTCTTGCCCCTACTCTGGTGATATGAAGGATAGGAGCTAAAAATGTTCGGCGCATTTCCCTTCGGGCAACTACTTGCGGGAATGATGGGTGATACAGCGATGACGCCTCCGAGCGCGCCGATTGATCCGGCGGCAGTGCTCGGGCCGCAAGTAGGTCAAGAGGTGCCGGGAATGCAGGGCATTCCGGGGAATCCCTTTGGTGGCGGGACGTTTGGAGGTCCGCTAGCGGCGGGCGCGGTTGGAGGGCCTGTAGTATCTCCGATGACGCCACAACCGGAGCCCGGCCCGGCGGCCGATATTATGCCTCAGGGAGATTTCCAAGGTAATCCGTATATGCGCGGGGGGCCGATGGAGAGGCAAGGAGGAAGGCCGAATGATCCCCTCGCCGCGCTGCGTGGGGTGCAGGCACCTCCCGCGCCCGCGACGCAGAGACTTACAAGTCCTGCCGCGCCGCGTCCGCAAGCGATTCAAGGACCCGGCCTTCAGCAGTTGATGAGCCTTCTCTTCTCCGGCGCCGGCGCGGGGGGAGGAATGAAGTTGCCATCAACGCTTGGGATGGCTTTGGGAGGAAGGTAAAGATGATCGAGGCATTTCTTCCGCAAGATGCGCAGGAGAGGTGGAACGATCCGCGTATGCAGGCGGCGATGTTGCAGCTTGGAATTTCGCTGATGCAGCCAACGGGGGTTGGGCAGAGTGTAGGTGGGCATGTTGGGTCGGCGATTGGGCAGGCCGCTGCGGCCGCCGGTCGGCAGGAATCCTCCGAACTTAAACGGCAGCAAGAGGACCTCAAAACCGCTGCGACGATTGAGAGAATGGAGAATGCGAGCGAGAGATTGAAGCTTGCTGGAGAAAATGCCGCTCTACGTCGGCAAAGTGGAGCGGTGAAGTCGATGAATGAGATACTCGCGGAAAGGCGGCGGGCGCGACAGGGAGTGGGAAAGGCGGCGGATGAGGAGGCGAAAGCGATTCTCAAACAGTTGAATGATGAGGCGCTTCTGCCGGATAATATGAAGAATCCGAACCTTGTGAGATTTAGGGGGATGCAGCAGAGTGAGATCGCTGCCGCGCTGGCGAATGATCCCGAGTTTAGAAAGCGGCGCGCCGCGGTGATGGGAGATGAAGAACCGCAGCAGGCGGCGGGCGCGCAGAGTGCGATTGCGAATGCTCGTGCCGCAATAGCAAGGGGCGCGAATCGTGAGGCGGTTATCCAACGGCTCCGGCAGTATGGGATTGATCCAGGAGGATTGTAATGTCGATTTCGTTTGATGATCTCATTCCGAAGCAACCGGGGGCCTCAGCGGCCCCCTCGCCGCTTTCACCCGAGGAGAGGGATATCGCTATTCGCACGATATATGGCGAAGCCGCGAGGGAGAGCCCGGAGGGAAAAGCGGCGGTAGCGGCGGTTATTCGTAACCGTTTACGCACGGGAAGGTGGGGCAAGAGTGTCAGCGATGTGGTGTTGGCGCAGAATCAATTCGAGCCGTGGAATACGCCAGAGGGACAGGCGAGGATGGAGGCACTTCGTGCCGATGATCCCGTGTATCAGGAGATAGGAAGCTACGTCGATGATGTGTTCGGAGGAAGAAGGCCAGACCCCACGGGAGGTGCTACCCATTTCTTCGCGCCCCGTGCTCAGGCTGCCCTCGGTAGAAATGTGCCGGCGTGGGCTAGAGGACAGCAAGGGCGGCCGATTGGAAATCACACGTTCTACGCCCCGGAAGGAAGAGTCACGGACAGCGGGCCGAACTTCGATGACCTTGTGCCTGGAGGCGCGCCGAGCGGTGCGCAAGGTGGAGAAAGCGGCATCTCGTTCGAAGATCTCATTCCTCAGAACCCGGCGGCACAAGGACAGGCGAGGGCTGTTCCAGGAGGACAAGTAGCGCAGTTCGGTTCTCCCGGCGCGGAGCTTGTTCAAGCGGAATGGCCCTCGCCGCCCGTTCCGCAGGCGCCGCAAGAGAATAGTCTTGCTGCCGATGCAATTAGGCAGCTTGGTGGTGGAGGTTGGAAAGGGCTTGGAAGTACAATTCGCGGCGTGGGTGCCGCAGCGCAAGTTCTTGGTGAATACACCACGACGCCAATTATTAATGCTCTACTCGGCACTACGTTTAAGACTCAGAATCTACTTGATCCTGCGGCAGATGTTGTTGGTGGTGTTGGTGAGGGGTTGCAGTCGAGAATTGATCCTGCAACAAAACAGATTATTAAAAAGAGTACACCGCAAGGTGATATCTTACGGCCGGAAACTTGGAGTTTTGGGGTTAATCCAAGTTTGCGGGGTTATGTTTTCCATGGGTTGGATGTTTTTGGTCAAATGCTGCCAACGGTCGCGGCCGCTATTGGCACATCAGGGCTCGGGCAAACGGCGTCGATGATTGCTGGAGCGGGAGTTGGTGGAGCGCAGGGTGGCGGTGCGGCGGTTGAAGAGGCGCGTCAGATTATTGATACGTTATTCACCCAAGGAAAATTGGCCCAAACGTCGCCGTTGTACCATAGACTTTTGACTGAGGGAAAATCTCCCGCGGAAGCATTAGAGGAAACGAAAAGAAATGCAGAACTTGCTGCCTTTCTTCTCACAACTCCAGTGTCTGCTCTCGGCGGCGCGGCTACTGGGGCTATATTAAACCCTGCTGTACGGCTTGCTCCTGGGGGGCGTTTGATACAGGGTGTGGTGAAGGGGGTAGCGGGAGGGTTAGAAGAGGGTATTCAAGAAGTTGTCGAATCCGTACAGACTAGACAGGGAGTAAATTTGGCGACTGGAACACAAATTCCAGTAACAGAGGGAACGTTTGGCGATTTTGTTCTAGGGGCTTTGGGAGGAGGAACTACTGCCGCCGCTGGTGGGGTTGCTACTCGCCCCCTTATGCCGGCGCGCCGCCCGGAGCTGTCGCCCGAGGTATTGGAGCATTATCTGCAAACGGCGAGCCAAGGTCCCGTGCCGGATACGGTTATATTCTCGGCGGCAAGCGCCGAGCCGAGTCCGATTTGGTATTCGCAAGTGCGGCGGGTTATTGAGGAGAAAGGTCCGCAGGCGGCGAGCGGCGCGCAGTGGTTGGCGACGTTGGAAAATACGCCGGGGGTTAAGAGGGAAGAGATTAGCGATCTCGGTCTTGACTCTTATTTTTTGAATAGGGATAGAGTTACGAAAAATGAGGTTATTGGATATTTGGAGGAAAAGCAGATAGATGTGAAAGAGGTACTTCAAACGAGTATTGAGGGAGATCCTCGAGTTGGAGAATTGCGAGCGATGGCGCGCGGAGATGTGCCGTTCGATCGTGCTCGA